GCTATTTTACACTCATTTATCCTTAAAGTCAAGCCCCCAGTAAAATCAACAACTTACATCAGGTTCTAAATACCGCTAAATACTAGATACTATAGGATTTTATTGTGCCACGGTTATCACTCTGGAAAGACGGAAAACACTCAAACGACTACAAATTTATGGATCGTGTTATCGGCGAAGAATTCACTGTCGGTGGCACTGGCGTAAACGTACACAAATATCTTGGTACACAAGAACAGAATACAGTAAAAATAACCAATGCAACTCAGTCGTCGGCTAGTGCGGTATTGGGATTTGCCAGTACATCAAATATTTCACTAGGTGAGTTTGTTACAGGTACAGGTATTCCTGCTGATACAAAAGTTATTGCTAAAGATGCAACTTCCGTTACATTAAACAATAGTACAACCATAGCACTACTCAGTGGCAGTACCATAAAGTTTTACGAAAATCCTTCGGAACCAAGTTACACAAATCAAAGCGAAAAGAATATTCAGGACTTGTTCTTCTTGGAGAACAGAGACCGCAAGTATGACACAGACGTTTATCCAATGCGTGGAATTTACACAGTACAGAATACTTCGTTTGATTTAAGCCAATTTGGCATGTTCTTGCAAACAGGCACACTGTTCATGACATTCCATATTAACGATATGGTTAGCACCCTGGGCCGCAAAATGATGAACGGTGACGTGCTAGAGCTACAGCACCTGTTAGATTATTATCCGCTAGATGATACATTACCTGTTGCGCTTAAAAGATTTTACGTAGTAAGTGATTGTCAAAATGCCGCTGAAGGATTCAGTCAAACTTGGTGGCCACATTTATGGCGTGTAAAACTTAATCCGCTAACAGACAGTCAAGAGTACAAAGACATACTTGACAATATCAAAGTTGACGCTCCTGATTGGGATCCTACCAACGGCAATGTTAGCCTCGGTAGTGTACAGAGTACTATTGAAACTTATCAAAATGTAAACAACGCTATTATCAAGGAAGCTGAAAAAGAAGTCCCACTTAGTGGTTACGATATTAGCCATCTTTACATTAAGTCAACAACACCAGACGGCAAATATCCTGGAGACCCAGTTGGCGTAACTGCTGACGGCAATGTAACGGCTGACAGTGATAGTGTAAGCACAGACTATGCTATTTTAAGTCCGCAGGCTGTACCAGAAGGGTACTTAACAGGAACGGGCCTGGGACCAAACGGTATGCCAGTAACCGTTGGTATTGCGTTCCCGGATAGTCCAGCAGTTGGTGACTATGCGTTGAGAACAGATTACTTGCCAAACAGACTATTTAGATACGACGGGAGACGTTGGGTGAAAATTGAAGATAATGTAAGAACAACACTTACACCAGGGTCAGACAATACTACACAACGTAGTGGCTTTGTAAACAATACAGAAACATTTACAAACAATTCAGGTAATGTAACAGTAAGACAGAGTCTTAGTGATGCACTAAAATTTAAGGCAGATAATTAATGGCTCAACAATTTTTTTACGATGGACAAATACGTAGATTCTTAGTTCAGTTTATGCGAATCCTAAGCGGATTTCAAGTTGAATTTGGTAAGAACGCAGACGGTGTGAAAACACTACAAACTGTTCCTATATACTACGGAGATCAAAGTAGGCAAGCCGCTACTATACTGCGCAACAATAGTGAGAATGCACTCAATGGTGTACCGGCTATGAGTGCTTATATTTCAGCACTACAGTATGACCAATCACGTATGCAGGACCCCACACATGTAGGCAAAATAAATCTGCGCCAGCGTCATTATGACGAGGAGACCGGAACATATACAGATCAGCAAGGTGATAGTTATACTGTTGAAAGACTAATGCCTGTTCCTTACAAGTTAACAATAACGCTAGACGTCTGGTCAAGCAATACCGAACAAAAAATGCAGATAGTTGAACAGATTGCAACACTGTTTAATCCAAGTTTTGAAATACAGTCCACAGACAACTACGTAGACTGGACAAGTTTAACATTCGTACAACTCAGCGACATGTCATGGAGCTCAAGAACTGTACCAATGAACGCAGAAGAAAGCATAGATATAGCATCACTTACATTTGAAATGCCAATTTGGATTGCTAGTCCCGCTAAAGTTAAACGTTTAGGGGTAATACAAAAATTTATTGGTAGTATATACGACGAGCAAGGTGAATTCAGCGACGATACTGTACTAAGCAATCTTGTTGCTCGTGTAAAAGTTACACCATTGGAGTATGGCATTTACTATACCGGAAACCAAATGAAGTTGGTTAAGCCAGAAGAAGTCGTAAGCGAGTCCGGTGTTATAACCAAGGTTGCACCAACAAAAGAAACGTGGGAAGCACTAATTGGAGTGTACGGCACACTGGTTACAGGTACTACAGAAATAAGATTAGAGTTGGCAACTGGTACTGAACTGATAGGACAGATTGCTTATCATCCAACAGATCCAACTATACTATTGTTTACACCTACAGAAGACACTATGCCTCTGAACACGCTAACGGCTGTAGCTAAAATCATAAACCCAATTAATGTTACTGTGGACAGTAGTTTAACAAGCCCAACCACAGGAACACGCTATCTGCTTACCGATCATATTGGTGCCGAGGATAACGAAAACTATAGTGTGTGGGGTGATGTTGTAGCCCGTGCAAATGACATAATAGAATACAACGGAACAAGATGGATCGTTGTGTTTGACAGTGGTGAGATTACAGATACAGAATACGTAACCAATACAAATACTGGTGTTCAATATCGCTGGACCGGAACAACTTGGGTCAAAAGCGTTGAAGGTTTATATCGAGGTGGTGAGTGGAGTCTGGCTATATAGGCTGTGGTGCATTAGTTTACAGCAAATCAACACACAGATACTTATTTTTGTTGCGCAACCGCAAGCGACATGCAGGCACATGGGGTTTAGTTGGCGGCCGTGTTGAAGATGGTGAATCACCATTGCAAGCACTAGAGAGAGAACTAGTAGAAGAAATTGGTACTATATCCTACAACAAAATAATCCCTGTAGAAAAATTTACAAATGAATCCAATAATTTTGAATATCATACATACTTGATTCCAGTTGACGATGAATTTGTACCTACGTTAAATGATGAACACAGAGGATATGCATGGACAAGCATAGCCGATCACCCAAAGCCTCTGCATCCGGGTGTCTGGCGTACTTTTAGTTTTAAGGTAATACTGGAAAAATTAAAGATAATGGAGGCAATCTTTACAGATCACACTCTATTACCAATTGATGAAAACTGATCCTTCGGAAGTTAGGACAATCTTTCCACGCACTAGGTATATTGCCTTTACCAGTTTTGTTTACATGAACAAACTCTACTAACGGGTACGCTTGCATTAGTGTTTTAAGTGCAAGACCATAGAAGTCATCAGTAACTACTGTATCTTCAATTTGATACGCATTTGTTCCAGTATAGATATTATTGTTGTTGCCATGTGTGTCTTGCCCATCAAATCCTACTAGATAAACCTGCTTATGCCCATCAAATGCAGCCATGTAAGCCGCCATAGCACCTGCATTCCACTGTGGATCTTGTGGCATCAGATAAAATACACCAGGATGATCAAAGATTTGATCTGAGTTTGCGTAAACAACTTTTCTTGTTGCGCCACCGCTTGCAATTAGTTCTTGCGCAATCTTATCATTGTTGATTACTAAAAAGTCTACGTCGTAGTGTGCGTCTCGATGTATGGCATTGCAACCATATGTTTGTAATTTTAATTGCTTGAAGATATAGTTAATATCAAAATCATCGCGGCTTAGACCATTGCCAAACACTACTGCTTGTTTACCAGTTCTGTCGTTATCTAGTACCGGTGGGGCAACTGTTTCTGTATCATAGGTCCAAGAGCTGTTTTCGTATGTGGCTGTGGCGTTGATTTCTTCGCCGGTGTATGTGGTTCGCAGACGTTGGTAAAAATTTTGCATGTTTGGCTAGCTCCGTGTTATTATATATAGTATATTTATTAGTATTGTTAGAGTCTGCCTGCTATAACTTCGATTATACCCACTTCTTCTGAATTATAATTTTCCAATGCTTTGCCGACTACTGTTCCAAATTTTGGTGCTGTGCAGGAAGTGCCTGCTCCTGCTATGTTGCCAGAAACAATCATGTCTCCTCGTTTGATAATTCCATGCACCTTACAAGGGACACGCCCTGTTAGTGCTAGGTCAACAACATGTTCTGCTACTAGATCTTTGTTCATTAAAAATGCAGGATCAGTTGTTACTACGCCTGCTGGTACGTCATTGGCACCGCAGATTGTAACTTCTTGTGGGCCTCCAATGCATACCACTGTTCCACTTTCGTATGAAGCATCTGCTAAATATTTCTCTGCAATATCAGCATATCTTGCTTGTGTGGCAGTTGCAGTAATAATATTGGCTGCAAAGTCACCACTACCATCACGAAATACAAGTGTTGAAGCGGTGTTTGTGCTAACAGCATTTGATGTTACAGTAAATGTCGC